GCCAATACTAGCTAATTTAAGCAATTTGTTGGTATTGGTAGTCTTGTTGCACTTCTGCAACAACATCTGGTACATAGTCGTGTATACATACTGTATATCATAGTGTGTTATCTAATAGATATAATACTACTAATAATACTTATAGATATAATACTATAAGTATATCTAAGGGGTTTTTTCAGTATAGGTTGTCTAAATCCATAAGTCACCCTTTTTGGGTGTACCTAAAGTTCCTTCTAAGAAGTTTTCTAAGTCTTTTTTTAGTAGTTGTTCCCTATGGTCATTCAACTGTTGTTCACTATCGACTGCCATTTGTTCAACCCAATAGGCTACTGCAATAGATAAAGCATCTAGTCGGTCATCATTTCTTAGAGCTCCTCTATCTTTAGTTATCCTAGTCATTTGATAGAACAGTTGGTAATTAGGGTCTTTAGTATCAAAGTCTTTTCTAATTAACTGTGGAGACACAACTAATCTATGTTGGTTCATCACAGGTTCTAGAGTATCTATTATTCTTAACTCTTTTTGTTTAGTATGATTAACTTCATCAATAGTCACAGGATAATACCTTTGGACTACTGGTTTTAACAACTGCGTGAACATACCGTCACCAAAGTTACTTTCAACGATAATCATATTAACTTTAGCATCACGAGCCATAGTAGCAATCTTAGTTAGATTACTTTCTGTGTACCCACCACTTAACCCCGTACATTCCTGTACGAATAGATTACCACCTAGTTGTTTAACTATGGCAATCGCCAATTCATCTTGACCCCGACCTGCGGGATCAATAGACATTACTGAACCTTTGTAATCTCCGAATTCTTCTGATTTAAACATTGGGTTATAATATTTGTCACCAGTAAAACCTACTGAGGGTAAGTCTTCACAAACGTATTCTGGACTTCCCGCCCAAGCTAATTTAACTGGAGCAATATTATTATTTATATCCATGACCATAAGATCACTTAATTTTAATGGATATCTTTCTTTGTCAGATAAAGTTGTATCTAACATAAATTGTAGTGCAAAACCACTACGCCCATAACTAGCTTCTCTTTCATTTAACTCTAGGTGATCAAACCTCAATGGGTCTATCGGCTCTAGTTCTCGGAAGTCTCCCTCAGTAATGAAAGGAGCTAGTCTATGTCCGTATCTGTGCACTTTGGATTTCTCAGGCAATCTTGCAGTCCAAATTCTAGTATTATATCCCCTAGTTGGGAGGTCATTGTATATAGACATATCTGACTGTGGAGTGCCTAAGAATATTATTTTACCATTAGGAGATAAGACAGCTTCAAACTCTTTGACATTATCTGTCAGCTTATCTCTCATACTTTGGGTTAAACTATTATTTAAACTTTCACAGTCATCTGAAATAATAAAGTCTGCTCTACTTCCTGTTAGTTGTCCTGTAATACCTACGGACTTGACTGATGGAGAGTGAGCGGCTTTTGCAGGAGCAACATCAAAGGAGACATTACTTCCCCTTTGATCTGCTCTTGGAGCTAAATGTTTTAATATGTCCATTTCAGTAATTAGTCTTTTAGTAAATGTACTGAAATCATCTGCTCTAGTTTTACTAGCAGATACGACTAGAAATTTTAAATCAGGATTTCTAAGCAAGTTCCAACATACGAAAGCACTACAAATCCATGACTTGCCGATACCCCTAAATGCTTGGATAACCGCTCGTCTAGGAGCGTTTTGTAAAAAGTCGGCAATATCAAACTGCACGGGAGTTGGACTTGGAAGGTTTAAATGTTTCCAAGCGATATACAGGAAATTCCTGAAATCATGGGTTATTTCTTTCATTTTTATACCCTTTAGACCGCACTAGAGCGGCGTATATTGAGATTTATTGCTTTAGGTCTCCTTTACCTTGTAATACTTCGGAGACCTTAAAAGGGAGCTCCTCAGCTAGTTTTCCAATAGAATTGTTCTCGGTAGGGACACAATCTATATTATTGTCCTTTAAGAATTGTCTAGCGACATTAAGATCAGAAGCCTTAACTTCTGGGTCTCTTATTCTTTCAAGTAATTTTTCGGTTAATTGCTCATGCAATTTTCCTAGTTTTTTCTCTGTGTTATTATCCATATTATTTTAATTTTTCTATCCTTATAATTTTATTATCTGTATCTAACTCTGCTTTTACCTTAGAGCAAATGTAAGTAGCATTACTGTTTCTTGTTGCTATTCTTTTTTTCTCTAAGCATTTTTTTATTGAGGGTGTCCAAGTCATTTCTGTTAATTTTTGGTCTGCACCTACAAACATAAGTAAAGCTATAATTTCTACCATTAGTGATTACCATTTAATTTTTTTTGTAATAGATCTACTTGTTCTTTAAGATGATCTATATTTACTTTGTTATATCTTGAATTTTCAATTTCTTTTTCAATACTTTCTATTTGACCTGCAAGATGCTCAATCAACATAAAGAGCTCTAAATTTTTAGGTTCTTGCTCTGCCTTTTTTAAAAGATCAGCTTGAAATAAAGTATCTGCTGTTTCAAGTTTTCCTAATCTTTCTTGAATTTGAAAAAAACCATATAGTCCAGTACAGATAATAAAAATTAAAGCAATTAAATTACGAATAGGTAAACTAAGTTGTGTGCTGTCGTTGATCTTCATTATGCCTCACATTGACAACCAAAATCTTTATGACAAGTAGGACAAAGATTATCTAAGTTTATTTCTTCTGGTTCTGGAAATTGTAAATCTAAAACGTCATCAATTTTATCAACTTCTTTTTGCCATAAATTTTTAAACCAATTAAATATTTTTTTCATTATTATAAAATTATTGCAATTACTAAAATTACACCAAAAGCAAGAACAACTTTTTTGTGGTCACTCCAAAGATGTTTCATACTATATTTAAGCATTTCTAGGTTCATTTTTTTCCTCCTTTAAATATTTGTGTTCCCTTAATTCCATAAATACTCGCCACGACAAGAATCCACAAATTAGTGAACCATGAGGGGAGCTGTTGGAATTGTTCAAAGAACTCGTTTATCTTCGCAGAAGCATTTGGGTCATCTGAAAATACACCCCAAGCAATTACCAATATTGGCAAAGTTAAAATTATGAGTACCGCCTCGTCTTTCCAGTCCGATTGTCTAGCTTCTAAAAGTTTACCACTATACTCAAGTTCTCCGTCTGCCATTTTTTTAGCATGAGCGGCTTGAGCATTTGCCATCATCATTTTAGTTTCTTGTTTCTTTTTATAGATATGCGTACCCGCATTTAAAGCTAATTTTATTGCACTAAGCCACACGATATTTACCTCTATTTAGTTTTTTAGATGTTATTCTTAAGTTTGACCTACTGTTATTTCTTGGGTTTTTATCTCTATGATCTATGTCTTTACCATCACCTTTAGATACTGCACCCGCCGCCATTAATCTACGTCTTGCTTTGTTTCTAGAAGCTCTATCTAATTTAGATTTTCTAGAGCTTTGAAATTTTCTGTATTCTGCTTTGTAATTTCTACTAGCCATGATTATCCTTTTTTAGGAAAACCTGCTTTCATTCTTGCGTAGGCTTTAGCAGTAATTGTACTTTTAGACTTTGATCTTGAAGTACCCGCTTTTTTACGCTTATTAATGTTTGCGTATAATCCTTTTTTAGCCATAAGTTTTTACTCCTTTTTTTGCTTCTTCTTCTTCCTCTTTTATTGGGACACAATTAAATTTAATATAAATTTTATGTTCGTTAATTTGTTCTTTACCTATTTCTTTTGTCTTTTTTAAACTTTCTGTATATCCTGCATCAAAACAATCATAATAATCATTATGCTCTCCAAAATAATGTGGTGGCATACATTCATTTGCAACAGCAGAACACATTATTAAAAATAAAGCTATTTTCATTTTTTATGTTGTCTCCTTTTATGTTTGTTCATACTGCTCCATTTTATTCTTGATGGATTGTTTGAAATTGATGTTTTTTTAAATTTTGATCTTGTTTCGTGAGCTTCTTTATTTAAGAAACTATTTTTCTTAGCCATCTAGTTTTAAATAACCAATAATACTAGCTACCATAGCTCCAAGAAAAACTAATACAGAAATCATACCTTTGCCTTTAGAGACATCATTTCTTAATGATCTTACTTCAACTTTTAATTCGTCAACGCTTTTACAAAGTGTTTTCATACGTTCTGCACATACTTTTTCATGTGTTGATAAACGTAAGCCGATACGTTCGTTTGTATCAAGCACTTTTTTTCTAGCCATTGTTTGTTAATAAAAATTAATTACTCCTCTAATACATAAAAGTATAAAACATACTTCCATTAATGCTCGTGGAACATCTTTGTCTTTAAAAGCAAAGTAAGTCCACATTGTTGTTGAAATTCCACTTATAAACCAACCAAGTGAAAATAAATTTATGTTGGTGTTAGTTAATAACCAAGTACCTAACATGGTGAGTAAAAAGGCAATCCATCTTGCCATAAGCACTTTCCATATTATGAACTGTACCTTACCCAAACTCTGTGAATAGTATTTTGACTTGCATCTCCTGGAAAATCATCAACTTCCCATCTGTTTCCACCTTTAAGACCCCAATGATATGAGCCACCTAAATAATATGCAAAGCCAGTCCAACCAGCACCAAAAGAATTTGCTGATGAAGGAAGATTAGCATTGTGTCCAGATAAAGTTGTAAAGCCAGATTGAATACCACTATTGCTACCAGAACCAGTATTACAATAAGCTACTGTGCCAGTATTATTATTTTGAAAATGAATTGTTCTTCCTGCACCACCGATAGCATACCATCTAACCATATTAACTGTTCCAAACGAACCAGTACCGCCAGAAGTTCCACCATTAATATGACCCCAATACGAAGTACCACTTTCATTTGTTCCAAGTGATGATGAACCAAGTAAAGGTAAAGATGAGTTTGTTCTGTCATCTAATGCAGGGTCAGTACCACCTTGATGAACATAATTACAAACCATCATATAACCATTATTACCATCATATAAGAAATATGCTTGTACTGGTGTTCCACTATTGAATGTTGAAGATTTAACCCAATACACACCAGAAGTATTTGTTCCAACATCATTATATAAAGCTGTTGGATTAGCAGTTGCACCTGCTGAAGAAAGTCCATCAGGTGTTGGATTTAAAATAATATTAAATGCTCTATCTACTGTTTTTGAATTTGCAGTTGCTCTTAAATTATTACTTAATGTCGTTGAAGAACTGACATTTGTTGGGTCGCCAGATATAGCACCAGTAGAAGAATTTAAAGTTAAGTTTTGACCAGATAAAACTGTACCACCAGTTTCAGAATAAGCAACAGTATCTCCATCACTGTCTGTCGCTGAAACTGTTGCGTGAGTTCCAGTTTGATTGTCAGTAATTGTAGCTAGTGTTCCACTTGCTGTACTCCAAGTTGGAGAAGTATCAACATTAATTTGACCAGAAAGACTGCCATTTAAACCAGAAGTATTTGTAATTTTTATTGCATAAGGTTCTTGTGCATTTAGAAAAGATGATTTAGGTGCAACTGCTGTAATTTGCGTATCACTATTTACAGTCGTTGTGGAAGCATTAAAATCTGTTCCATTAGCACCAACAAATGTTGTTATAGCACCAGAACTAAAATTAGTACCAGTTATAACTAATGTTTGATTTCCACCTGCTTGACTATCAACTTCAGTAACATCAACAGAAGAAACAGTAGGTGGTGCGTCAATACTTTTAAATACTGTTCCAGTATAATATTCAGCTAATCCAGTTGTAGAATTAAATCTAATTTGACCAGTAGTAGAACCTCTTTGTGCTGTAGTACCAGTTGCTACTTTAGTACCTTCTGTACCAGTATCACTTATGTTTTCAAATGAAACATCTAGGT